TTGCTGCTCCGTAGTCCCCGGCTGTTGCTGCTCCGTAGTCCCCGGCTGTTGCTGCCTTAGATTCTATACAAGTTGTTTCAATCTTTTCCTTGGTATATTTGATGGCCGCATTTACAATTCCAGCAATACTCAACTGCGCACCAATGTGCATCTTTGTTGATGCAATTTTACTATCATCATCGTGTCTGCTTATGTCTCCACTCTGCTCTACCTCACAATACACAGATTTTGATGGTGGATAATATTTAAAACAATCAAGTGGGTATTCGCATGCATGCATTCCGCACTCACAAGCAACGGCTTTATCTTCCTCGTAATCCTTTCCCACTTCATATTGTTTATTTTTGCAGGTCATATCTTTGTTAAAACCTTTATACGATTTTATTATTTCTTCCATGTTTCCTCCTTTAATCTTGTCATTCCTACCCAACTCCTTTATAATTTAAGTACAGGCGTTGCTGCGCCGAGTACATAAGAAAGGAGATAATATGTCTGAAAATGCAATGTTGCTTCTTCGTAAAATGGCCAATGAATTTGATAAAACGAAGCGTAAATCTTTTGATTCTGACTTTTATATTGCTTTCTCTGATAGAATTATTAATGAATTAGAATCATATGGATATATCATTTGCCGAAATGATGTTATAGCTTCAATAGAATTAACGTCTGCCGGATACGAAAAGGCAACCAATTAATTCCTAAGAGCCGTCTTGTTGGGCGGCTCTACTCCAATCAGAGTATTTGTTACCCTATCAACCTTACCATCTTCCAAAAATTCAAAATCATTCAAGTTAAAAGACATGGCAATTTCTGGATTCCTACCTGCTTCATGAACATAAGAAACGGATGAAATACCTTTCCCTATAGATTTTCCACATAATTCAAAATAGGTATGTTTTCCATCGCTCACCAATCTAAACTTTGGTCCGTTCATCCTCTCTCACCTCCTACTTTAAGAAATAGAAATCATTATCTTGTCATTCCTCCCCCTCACCTCTATAATCTAATTACAGGCGTTGCAGCGCCAAGTATAAAAATACGGGGTAATCTAATGAAAGAAACTACTGTCAAAGCACTCAATCTAGCTGTTGATGATATGCTAAAACGTGAGCAATCGTCTATCCAGCAATGTATATTGGCTGACTTAAACGATGATATGACACAAGAAGAAATATTTTCAAAAATGATTCTTAATTGTCTTTCTGTGTCTGTGAAATTATCAACCCAGTCAATTTTAAGTCTGCTTGAAGAATCGGGAGTTCTTCGCCTTGATGAACGGGAAATTGAAAAGCATCTTTTAAAGCATCTTTCATCAAGGATAGAGAAGTAGAATCCTGTCGCTGGCTTTTGTGTTCAAGGTCAGCGACTCTTTTCTCCATCTGCTGCCATCGCTTTTTTGATATGTACGTTTCCATCACCTCCTACTCTAAGAAATAAGCTTATCAACTTTGACTTTTAAAACATCCGCGACCGCTTTGAGGCTTTTTACAGTGGGACTTGAATCATTCCATTTGCTAATAGCACCGTTTTTAAGTCCAGCAGTTGTTTCTACTTGTCGAACACTAATACCTTTTTCTTCACATATTGCTTTAATCCTATCGTAAATCAGCAACTTATATCCTCCTTTCTTTTAGAAAAAATTCTACCTTATATATTGACATGATGTAGATTTTATTCTATAATCAAGTTACCAGCAAAATCATAGACAACATCAAAATCTGTATTTTACATTTGGTAGAATTTTTTCTACTCCATATATCTGTATTATACAGACTATATTCTATGTTGTCAATAGTTTTTGTAGACTTTTTTCTACTTTTATCAGGAGGCCACCATGACAACATATGATATAATTTCTGACCTTTGCAAACAACGCGGAATTGCGATTACGGCCTTAGAAAAGGAATTGGGATTTGGAAGGGGGTATATTGGTAAATTTAAGACCAGAGGCACAAGCCCGACAATAAAAAAACTCCAACAAATAGCTGACTATTTTGGAGTGTCGGTCAATGATTTAATGCCCGGAAACGAGAAAGCAGAAGCTGACAGATACTATATCAATCCAGAAACTGCGGCCATAGCACAAGACATTTTCGAGAATAAAGAACTGCGTCTGCTATTCGATGCTGCCAGGGATGCAACGGCAGATGATTTGAAAACTACACATGATATGCTTTTAGCTTTGAAAAGAAAGGAACGAGGCAATGTCGATTGACTACAACGTCCAATTGATTAGCTTTCCATCTGGAAAAGTACATGAAGCCGTAACGCCTAATGAGGATGGAACCGTTACTATATTTTTAGATAAAAATGCAACCAGAGAATCTCAAAGACAGAGGTTCTGGCATGTTATGAGGCACTTAGAAGGAAATGATTTTGAAAAAGATGATGTACAGAACATTGAATATGATGCACATTATGGAGGATGCTCATGAGTATTAAAGGAACGACTAAGGAATTATATATCGGTAAAACAGGAGTTAATTTGATTACATTTATGGGGAATAAAGTATCCCTTGCATATGAACAAATGAAAAGAATTGATTATTGTTATGCGACCAGCAAAAAAGGGTATATGAATTTTGTAACGCAAGCAAACATTATAGAAAATTTTAATTTTTCTAATAATGCAAATGAATTGATTCAAAAAACTGTTGACTTTATTCATGAATATGCTCCTAATTTAGAAATAATAGAATATCATTTAGACGATGAAAAAAAGAACCGTTCAATAAAAATACAGGCTATTTTTGGATATAAAGAATTGGGATTGAAAACAGGATACATAATTATTACTCAAGAACCTTCTGGAAAAATATTTTTAAATAAAGATAAGTCTACATTCTACGATTTAATTGAATATGAATGGGATGGACCAGAGTTTTCAACTTTAACAACTTCTTCAGGAACTACTACAGAAAAGAGCAAGACAAAATCAAAGGAAAAAACATCTAACATTGGATTAGGAGCAGTTGTAGGTAACATAATGCTTGGTGGAATAAATGGAAAAAATAAGGGATTATCAAAAACTCTAGGGAATGTAGTTTCAAATTCTACAAAACTATCATCTAATATTGAAAAGTCTACCAATGCTACTATTACTTTCAGAAATCAAGATAGCAAAAAAATTTTCAAATTGTCATTCAAATGCACTAGAGAAATTGATTCAAAAATACGATGTTTTGATTTCTCTAAAATTCCTGATAAAGCGATAATAATTAATGATGTGAAGCAAAATTTAGAAGGGATTAAGGCCTTAAAAGAATTACTTGACATTGGAGCATTAACACAAGAAGAGTTTGATGAAAAAAAGAAACAGATTTTAAATATGTAAAACAAAACCGGCCCCTGCGCCAACAGGAACCGGCCTACATACCCGAAGATATGTACTATAATTCGCACCTATATTGTACCATCTTCGGGGCGGCTTTGCAAGATATTTGCGGAGCTGTATTTTTTATACCTATTTTTAGGGAAATCAATTGAAGGAGGAAAGAGAAATGACAAAGAAAGCCCCGAAAAAGAAAAAAGGAGAACTGCCGTCTGGAAATGTCCGAGTGCAAGTGTATCTGTATACAGATGATAAAGGCAAGCGGCATTACAAAAGCTTTGTTGCTCCATCACGCAAGGAAGCAAAGGAAATGGCTACTCGATGGAAATTAGATATGAAAGATAAGCCCATAGAGCAATACAATGAACCGGATGAGGACGAGGACGAAGATATAACAGTGAACCAAGCTATTGAACGTTATTTAAACGTCAAGAAAGGCGTTTTAAGCCCTTCCACGCTTAGAGGGTACACAGGTATGCAAAGACAGTATTTCGGCGGAGCATTTGGGCGTAAACGGCTCTCAGAACTAACGAATCCATCTGTACAGATATGGATAAGTGATTTGGCCTCTAAACAACTCTCTCCAAAGACAGTCCGAAATGCCTATGGCCTGTTATCTGCATCCCTGGAGATGTTTGCACCGGATTTAACTCTAAAAGTTAAACTGCCTCAGAAAAAACGTCCTGAATTATATTGCCCCAATGACAATGATATTAAAAAGCTGCTGGAGGCAATCAAAGGTACTGATTTAGAAATAGCTGTTTTACTAGCAGCCTTTGGACCACTCAGACGCGGAGAGATAAGCGCCCTTACTGATAAAAATGTAGAGGGTCGTATTATCCATGTAAGAGACAATATGGTCAAGGGGCCAGACAATCAATGGTACATCAAACAGCCTAAAACGGATGATAGTACAAGGGATGTAGAAATGCCCGCATTTGTAATTGACCGGATATCTGAAAAAAAAGGAAAGTTGCTTGATATGAACCCGGATTACATCACACACCGATTCGGACGAGTACTCAAAAAGATTGATATACCCCATTTCCGCTTTCACGACCTCCGGCATTATGCTGCATCCATTATGCACGCCATAGGCATACCGGACCAATATATTTTGCAGCGGGGAGGATGGGCCAGCGACAATATCATGAAAGCAGTATACAGAAATGTAATTGACTTGGAAAGCGTCCGGCAGAATAAAAAAATTAATAAGCACTTTGAAAAATTAAACAGCATGTAATAAAATAGCATATTTTTCGTGTTGCATCGTGTTGCATATATAATAAAAAATAGCATATCTTCCTCTGCGGCAGACGTAGGAAGTGCTGTTTAAAAACATGAAAAAACCTTGTAAATACGTTGTTTTTCCCGTATCTACAAGGTTTTATGGAAGAGCTGCTGACGGGAATCGGACCCGTAAAATACAACGGTTTTATGCGGTTTCCAGGCTCCGTGTTGCATTTCGTGTTGCATATTTCCGAAGATGGTATAATATTTATAGAAGCGTCAGTGTAAAAATCTGGCGCTTTTATATTGAGTTAGAATCCTCTATGTACCAGATTTCCAGCGCCCCATTATCCTGACTATGCCAGCAGGCTCCCTCAAACGGTCCGTTTGGTGTCGGGTCAAAGTAATACCAATCTCCCGAACCGTCAACCGGGTCACATGTGCTGCCATTCCAGCGGTGCCAGCTCGTGCAAGCATAACCATCCTTATTAAATAAGTACCAATGGTGATTTATGATACACCACTTATTAGCCGGGTAAGTTCCATCTGGTCTGCGGTACCACCAGCCGTTATTGTCCTTAATCCAGCCAGTGCGTTCCTCTGTCACCCAGGTTTTCATAAATTCATCCGGTGTACGGTAAAGCTTTTTAATTCCAGATGTGCTGCTCCCCCAATCTGGAAGCTGAAAATGTGGCTTGTCCATAATGGATTTCCAATTTCCTCCCCACTCCAGGCCAAGAGATACACCAATAGCACCTACACGGTTAAAAAAACCATCAGATTCGTTGTAAGCTCCGGTCCCATCATTGCGAAAGATATCAAAAGCAGTCCCCCACTGATGATAGGAGCTATAGCTGCTACCGGGCGCATTAGTTACAATGTTGCCCGGTTTAGTCCTGCCCTGGGCATATAAATCATCCTGCTCTGCTACAGTACGCAGAGTTTCGCCTATCTTAATTTTTAATCCCTGTTTATTACATTCATCCACCAATTGACCTGCTAAAAGCTGCAAACGTGGATGGCACAATGTGATATCTCTCATAATCATCCTCCAATTATGCTGTTCTTCTGTTGCTCTGTAATCCATCCAAGTAATACAGCCCGGTTAAGCTCATCAATAGTTAATGGACCTTTACCATTGTTATATAATCTTTTTAACGTTGTATACATATTACACCTCCAACTGACTTAAAATCATTGCATCCACTGTATCTTGCAAGGTCTGTACTGTATCCCGGATATCTGGCCTACGAAGTTTAACTACCATAACGGTATCCTTCACTTCCTTGGTTTCATAATTCGGCGCTTCTTCGGTTCCGGTATTTACTGTTTCATAGGATATGGCATAATCCATTTTCTTTTGCATCTCCACCAACCGGGTAAATCCTGTTTTTACTTCCATCGGCTGACCATTCAAACCAAGTATGTAAATTTTTTCTGTGTTTGTCACATTGAATTCTACTTCTACTGTTTCAAAACTGTCTAGGCCGGGAAGAAACGAAAGGGTTAGGTAATCTCCTGATTCTTCCACCCCGTTTGTTATTAAGTCGTATTTTGTGTTGTTTGATAATTTTAATTGGTTCATTTGACTCCTTTCGTGGATATGGTTTTTATATAGCAAATAGCAATTTACCATACATAGACACCAGCAAAAAAATTAAAGATGGGTTTGCTAACGGTACAAGTTGGGCAGCTACAGAGGATTGTATAGTTTGTGGTTCCATTGGTTTTAACATCTCAGCTCAGGGTTGTAATGTACTTATAAATGGGATAAATATTTTTTGGGTCAATAATGATGTCACAGTCAATTCGTCAATGCCTATATGGTTTTCTGTGCGTAAAGGTGATACCGTACGATTTATTGGTTATAACAATCAAGTTCCAATCCTTACGAACCTACATGCCTTCAGCACAAAATGATTACGGCTTATAAAACTTCCAAACCTGTTTCCAGTTTTGACCGTCATAAAAATCATACCAGATACCGGTGTTGTTAAATGCGATTGATGCAATCTCGCCAGAATCATATTGTAACTGGAATGCCCGGTCGGTCCGGTCGGAATATACGGCTGTAAACCCATTAATGTTCTCGACGCCGTTTAAAGTCACCTTTGCGTTGGCCGCTGCTAAATTGCTATTTGCAGTAGCAATATCATCCGTATTTTTTGTGATTGCTTGCTGCATCGAATAGACCAGCGAAGATGACGGAACTGTGGTTTGTGAATTTGTTTGAACGGTTGAAATTAATGCTTTTAGTGTATCAATTATTTCATTAGCTTTTTCAACAGTTTCTTCCAGTTTATTTTCTGTTTTATTAAGATGTTCAGCATCAATATCCGGTTCAGAATTATTTACATAATTAGTTGGATTATAGTTGTCCATTTTTTCTAAATCATTTATTGCCATGCTCTCCTCCTATATGCTGCATTTTAATTCCCTTAATGTCATATTGACAACTGATGTACTTGCTGTAGTGCGCATAAAAAGTGATATATATATAAATCGTGTTCCAGTAATATTGGATACATCAAAACTATTCGTTTTTAAATTGCCTGATGTATTTGGTATTTCTCTCCTCCAATAATCTTCTAGTCCATCATTATAATCCTTTCCAGAGCCACTAGAATCTCTCATATATATATAATCACTAACATATCCAGTAGCCAGCACCATTTCACAACCACCAGATGCATTGGCGAGGGAATATTTTAACGTTATTCGATTGATATTATCAAAATTGAGAGGAACATTAAATACAATTGCTGTTGTTACATAATCTGTGCTAAGGGGATTCTCAAGATGAATGTTATTCCGCCCAAATGTCACGTCCCCTTTGTAGTACGCTCCTCCTTTGCGCCCAAAGGAAGGAAACGAGCTTATTGATTGTCCTGGAGCAAACACACCATTGTAATATGGCGTATATGGGTCGTCATTTTCATATCCTTCGTAAGTTCCTACAATAGTTGTATCTCCTACCCTAATGACTACATTCTTTTTTATATTTGATGCAATAAGATTCGGTAGTCTTTCAACAAAAACATCGCCTGACATATATTTACCAGCTGTATCTACTGTTTGCAAATCCGCGCTTGGAACAACGTACTGATTACCTAGTGTAGGTATATTTTGTGTTACTGTACTACCAGCTTCATAAAACCCTTCTCCTAAAGATAACGTCTGATTTAATTGTAGTTCATGCTTTTCAGGTTGTATAATCGGCATTGTTCCAATTTGTTCATCATCGCTTCCACGACCTAAAAATATTTTTCCTGCCTTTACGCTCGATTGAAGGGCAGTTAAATCACTTGTATCTGCATTAGCTCCATTCTTTTTAATTATGCAATCAGCCATTTTTAATCAACCCATCCCTCAAATGTCCCAATATATGGACCTATTTTAACTCCCTTTTTTATCACAGCGCTTGAAATCCCCGATATACCACCAATAAAAACATTGCCGGTCATATATGTTCCTTTAACTCCAGCCGTTGTTCCATTGATGGAAGGGTCAACGTATTGTGCTCCCAATGTTGGAATATCTTGTTTTAATGTTATTGAAACAAAATACCCTTCTGGAATAGAAAACTTTCCGTTAATGGGAAAATCATGTTCCACATTGTAATAAGTAGGCATAGTTCCTTCTTGTGTATTTTCTGTTCCTGCACCAATAAAAGTTTGTCCATATTTGACATCTTCTGGTTTTGCAGTGAGATAATCATTATTAAACATACCGCCGTTATATAGTATACATTCTGCCATACTAGTTCCCCGCCCCTTTTACAAGAATTTGAAAATCAGTTGATGGCTTAGAGCCATAGCAATATAATGTGACAATTCCATTTCCGCTCTCAGCACTATCGACATATCCAAAAGCCTTTTTTCTCTCTCTGGCTACGCTTGCGCTTGGTTTATCCCCTAAATATGGACCACCAATAATAAGCCCAATGTTCTCTTTTGCTCCCGGAACACCCACTGTCTGAGAATATGGGACAGAGGTGCTCCAATTTGCCGAAGGGACCATAATCCTTTTTATACCTTTGATATCTTGGATTTCTGAGTTGTTTTGTAATACAGCCTTATTGGTTTCGTTAATATCAGCAGCCGAAAAAATGTCTCCTATTTCTTGATACTCTGTTTTATCTTCAAGCGTTGTTAGGCCGGTTGACGCATCTGTGGTCATCTTATATTTTCGTAATCCAGAAAATTTGTCATTTTTAAAATTTGTTTTTAAATTCATAGATTAATACCTCTGTTTCCTATAACTTTGGTTCCCAATTTAAACGACAAATATTGAGGACCCGGATAGGACTTTTCAATCAAATTACCTAAATCATAAATGATTTTTTCTATGGCATTGGCCTGATAAATTGATGTGTATGTTATCTTATCTGGGGTAAGGGGAGTGCTATCACCTGTATAGTACGCGTTTCTTATTGCAACTATATTTTTTCTTAGACGTTCCATTTCTTTATCCGTCCTATGGTCCTCCGGTTTCCAATTTAGCTTGTTGTTTGTTATATTTCTATATCCATACTGGTTTAAAACATAAGATACCCATTTAATCGCCTGTTCGATTCGGTTGAGGTCTTTATAATCAATGTAGGCTTTGTCGGTCAATTTTATTATGTCTGTCTGTGTACGGTCAAAAATAAGGGATTCTAAATACTTACTCATGTATTTTTACCTCTGCCTTAATTTCGTTTGGAGAAAAACTATAATTGTAGCTCTCAATGATACCGGTGCGGTATCCATCGTAATCTGTATCAATCTTAACTTTCTGTCCCAATTTTTTGTTTCCAATAAGTACATCTCCCACAACATTTTCTGCTCGCTGATAATATGCATATACACGTTCAAGCACTTGCTGAGCATTACCATTGTTCACCAACGTTGCATCTGTTACTTCGCGAATATTTTTGTTAAACACAATATCGGGATTCTCTTTAAGTATTGATGTGGTAAGATGGTTGTATTTCTTTCCGGTTAGTATTACATTTACACCGGTTCCGGTTATGTAAGCATAGTTATCACCAAACTGACCAATGGTTCCGCCAGTTATCTCCAGACTATGATAAGGCTCACTAAAAATAACCTCTGCTGTTCCATTCAAAGTATCATTATATAGTTCTTGTGCCTCATCCGATTTTTGATATGTATGAACTGTTAGCCGGATTCCAGTGACAATATCAGAATGCTCCAATGTAACCCCAGAAAATACTTCATCATTCAAAAATTCACCACTCAAAGCATTTTCTTGCGGATAGATAACAATTCCATCGTAATTGCTTGTATCTGCAATAGCTCCAATAGCAAAGCATATGTATACTAATGCGTTTCTCTTTGTGGTATATGGTATGTATCCATAAAGAGGAATATCTGAAAATGATTCATCCAACAAATAATTAAAATCTTCATTCTCAAATATTTTCTCTAATACTTCAGAAACCGGCTGGCCTGTATATATTCCTCCAGCGAATTCATTGCCATCCAATACGCCCACTGCATCATGCGCGTCCATATGGTAATCCGTTTTGTTTTTCCTGGCACCGTTTTTAAGATAAAAATTTCCTATAAGCTCACCGTTGAAATATAAAGTAAGTTTCTGCTTTTTCTGTAAATCAAACGGTATATTGGATGTTGTCCTGACCGTGAAATTTAATGTGTTAATACTTATGCTTTCTGATATTGCATTGATTTCTTGCAAACAGTTTCTTTCCAATAATTCGTTATCTAGAAAATCACGGTATATACCATAATCTATTCTGGTAACAAATACTGGCCTTATGGGTTTTGATGTCTGCAAAAACGTGATTTCCAGTTTGCTATATCCTCTCACATAATTATTACAAAAATATCTAACTGAATCCGGGGAAAACTCCATATCTGACAAGAGGTTATTATCCGAGTACCACTTTACTCTCATTCGTGTACAATAATCTCCAGACATCATATTAAAAGTAAAGAGCAATCCTACACTGGTGAATTTTTGATTAAAGGTTACTGTAAGCATGGGGGATTCAATTATCTTTTCAGTTGTTGATTTAGGATATAAAAACATTCCTGGATGCAAACCTATTTGGGGCTTAAGTCCTTGTATTTGCTTAACATATCCGAACAATCCTTGTTCATTTGATACTTCTGGACTTATATATCCATACGGAAGTGGATTATCTGGAAAATTGATATACTTTCCATTAAGCAGAGAAAACCGTGGAAAGCATAGAGCATATCCGGGATAAGAAATATCATCTCGCTTTAATTCTGGAAATTCCTGCTCTATTATTGTCCCATGCGGATGTAAACCAGGGCCTGGATGAAGCCCTATTCTCGGTCTTAATCCAGGCCTTGTAATGGATGCTGTACTATTTTCTTTGGCATAAGGGGCCAAGTCGTCATAAACAATCTTTAATCCCTCAGTATTCTGTTCTGCGTCAGATAATATGGATTGCTTTAAAAACACATCACGGCCTCCTCTGCGGCTCCATAGCGGTAAAGGTAATGGATAACCCGGTCCAATGGTTACGCTCACCTTCTTTTCCGTTTTTGTTGATTTTTAATTCATCATCCCCGCTCGTTATGTATGCTTCAAATTCTTTGGTTACTTGACCATATGGAAATATCATGTTGTGATATTGAACCGGGGCGGAGATAATTTCATAAAATGTATCATAGTCAGCTGGATTACTTCTTTCTGCATCAATATCGAGAGTGTAATTATAAAATGTACCAATAATATCACGATGCATCCGGCGAGACTGCACACGCCCAGAATTTTCACTATCTGTGACCGAAAAATTTCGCTTTAAGGATTTCACCCATAGGCGAAGATTAACTCCGTCTATGGTAAATACTCCGTCCACATTCTGTGCCATTATACGCTTCCTTCCGTTACCATTCTTACACCTACACGATTCTTTTCGTTGTTTCCGAATTTGACTACAAGCTGACCAAATCTTGTACCATCAAGTATTAGATCTGCTTTAGCAATCTGGTTTCTGCTAGATTTATTGCTCTCTGCCAAAGCTTCTTTGAGAGCTTGCTTCATAGTTGACAAAGGGGATACCACTTCTGTTTCACGGTTGTTATCTCCCAAGATAGCAGCAAACATTCCAGCCCGTGGTGGTACTACTGTTCCGGTTGCAAGCATTGGCATTTTATATGGGACTGCTGCATAGGCAGACATGGGATAGGCACTTCTTCCTCCATACCCACCAGAATATCCGGCAGATGCAGCACGCTTACCAGCATTAATTGCTATTGTAGCAGCAGCTATTCCAGCAGCTAATGAAGCAGCTACAACACCAGCGCCTACACCACCAGCCAAAGCGCCCAAAGCAACCGCCAAGATTCCTACTGCTGAAGCCGCTGCCAGTATACTTGCTATGACTTTTTCTGTTGGGGACATGTTGTTCCAGTTTTTGGCCAATACAGCAATCAGCGATATTATGCCTGATATAGCAAGGACAAGTGGATTTATATTTGATACAGTTCTTGCTAAAAGTGAAATAACACGTTCTCCAATTGCTAAAAATCCTCCAAGATTGCTTATTAATTGTCCTATTCCCAATACAAATTCTGAAAACTTCCATGCTGCAAAAAATGCCAGTACTGCAAGTGTAATATTTTCCACCAATGTCTGGTTTTGACTTATCCAGTCCGAAAATCTAGTAAGCCATTCCACAATTTTTTCTAATGCAGCTATGATAACTCCCCCGGTCCACTCTCCTAATGGCTGTAAAAATTCTTCCCATAACCATATTCCAAAAGGCTTAAGTGCATCAATCACACTATGTATTGCTTTTAATGCTGCCGCAATTAAATCAAATACTGCCGGCAATGCTTGTTCTATTCCCCATTTTGCAATTGGAAGCAATACATTGTTAAGAAACCACAATAGTAAATTTCCAACATCTGATACAATGGGTTTTATAGCAACTAACACCCTGTCAAAACTTTCCAGCAAAGGAGTAAAATCTAAATCCGCAGACCATTCTTTTAAACTTTCTGATGCCTGACGGAAAAATCCTGTTATTTCAAGAATGATATCCCCCAAGTGTCTTAAAATGTTTGTCCCGGTATCGCCAGATACCCATGCCTTATCAAAGTTGGTGACTAAATTTCCGACTGTATCAACCAGATTTGAAAATGTGATTAGTAAATCATCTGTAATTGCTTTCCCATATCCCTCTACGTTCCACACTTGCATGAATGATGCACCTACATCACTTGCAAGTTGCTTGATAGCAGAAAATGTATTTTGCAGTGAACTCATTACCTGCGGGCCATTTTCAAACCACGATTCCTTAAGTGGGTCGAACAGTTTTCCCAGAGTATCCTTTATTGCTTCTGCCTGCAACTTAATGTCATTGGATACTTCTTCAGTGATAAACATATCTTCCGGTTTAAGTTCGTTCTTATCTTCCTTCTTTTTCTTGCCGGTTGTTATCTGTATCAGCTTATCAAATGGTGCTAATGCCTTTTCTGTTTCTTTGGCTGCATCTTTGGTTTCATCGTTCGTCTTGTCCAGGCTATCAGCATAATCTTGCTGTACCTTAACCGCCTTAACAAATGTATCCTTTCCGGTTAATGCTGCCAATAGTTGCGCCGTCCAGGTGACGGCCTGGGATAGTAAATTGATAAACTGAGTCAGGGCCGGAGCTACATACTCAACCAACGGGGAAAAGGCTGTGGCGAAAGAGTTTTTAAGCCGAGTCATACCAGACATCAGTATGGATAATGCCTTATTGGTATCATCCGAATACTGGGCCAGATTATCAATACCTTCTTTTAATCCGCCTGTTACTGCGGAAATGGCGCGGAATACAGTGCTAAATAAGATAGATGTTGCAAGCATTCGGCCCAATCCCATTCGTGCACCGCGGGCGGCTTTCTCAGTACCTTTTAAAGATTTATTGAGCTTACTTCCACTTTTGCTTGCTTTCTTTTGTTCATTATCAACACCGAGCAATTTTTTCTTATAATCCTGCATTGCTTTTTTCGCCCGCTGCAATCCTGCTAATGCTTTGTCGTATGGTGCATCTCCAAGTCCATAACCAGCCTTTTCAGCGTAATACAATGCATCTTTATACCGGTCCACTTCATCTTGCAAATTGCGTACACTCGGTGTAAGATTTTGTATAGATTTTGAAGCAGATGAAAATGTATGTTTCATTATGCTTGGTATATCTTTAAAGGCCTGGGGCAGAAGCTTTATGTAATCCATCGTTCCAGACAGGGTTCTTTTAATATCTTCGCTCCCCGTTTTTGCACCATCAGTATTGATTTTTGTATTTATTAATACTGTTCCATCTGGCTGCAAAAACATCACCTCACTTTAGCAACTCAGAAAAATACTCATACTCCTCTTTTGACTTATCTTTTGTTCCTTCAAGTTCACATAGTTTTTTGTTATTATTCAAAAATTCCTGTTCCCATTTCTCCAGACGTTTTCCTTTTGTTAGCTTCTGACGGATGGAAAGAACCTGCGAAAACAATCCATCTCCAATTTCCATAAACCATCCATAAAAAGTCCACCAATGGATAATTTGACATCCGCGCGTCTCAAATCCTGCAATCCGGTTTACAGCCGGGAAAATGATTCCTGCGTCCTGTTCCCAGTCAATCACACGGGGAGATGGAGTATCTTCATGCGCTACACCACAGTCAATAAACCATAATGCTTTTTCTGCCGCTTCTGCTAAGTCCTGAGGAGGCGGTATAACAGGCCAGTATAAGATTTCAATCATTGCCTGTGTTTTCTCTGGGTCAGATAATTCTTCATCGGCAAACGCTGATAAAATATCCAGTACCGCCCGAAAATCCTCTCGGATTTCATAATTTATTCCATTAACAGAGAGAGAATATGGGAGGGACCATGCCGCACTCATTTTACAGGAAATGGATATTTACCAGGGCCAGCATTATACTGTTGTGTATATTTTCCGGCTTTACTTTCCATTTCCGTGAAATTTTTACCCGTTTCCTGCTCTATAATTTTTTTAACACTCTCAAGTATCACCAGCGCCCAAGGGTCGCCGTTTTCCATAGGGGTAAATGGACTAGCAATTTTGAAGAAGCCAGAAGTGTCTGCGTTAAATAGATAATCAAATTTTTCCTGGAGAGACTTAGCATATTTATTAATTATTTCTAACGACAGTTCTTCCTTCTTCTTATTATCAAGAGTTGTTTTTAATTCCCTCCACATATCCTCAAATGCTTTATACACATTCTGCTGCCGTTCGAATATGTCAAGGTCTGACGGTACAAATTTCAGAGTTGCCAGTATATCTCCATGCTGGTCCGTAAAATCGTAGTATTTAACCGGGCTTTCAATATTTATTGTAATGTTAGGCATGATTAATCTCCTTAGTCGGACAACGAAGCAGGACTTGTTCCATCAGCCGTAAAAGTCATTGTTTTTGGGTCTACAGCGCCAAGAGTCCTGTCGCCTACATAGTGTACTGTATGAGCTGCGGAAACACCTTTCAGGCCGCCTGCAAAATCTCCCAACTCAACAACACCCTCCTGCACCCATGCACGCATCTTTCCCGTGTCGTCGGTTTTGTATCGCTTTACACAGAGATATTTCAATCGCAAATCTGACAGAGTTGCTCTTTCCTCCATGAGCGTATCTATCTTCTGGGCGTATTTACTCTCACCCGATACATTGGTTGGGTCAACTGTCATGCTTTCCGAATAGCCGGTGATATCATAATTATTATTTCCAAGCACATCCTGGCTTTCTTCCGTATCTGGATTCATCGAAATTGGCATATCCTCAACGCCTTTTCCAATAATCTCAAGTTTATCTTTTGTGATATTTGTGGCGTTTCCATCCGTTATCCAAAAGACCATAAAATCTTTTCTTTTTGCCTCTCCATCGGCATAAGTCCATGTTGCCACTGTTTTTCTCCTTTCAAATAAAAATAGAGCCATCACACAAGGCTCTGCGTCTTAGCGTCTGGCTCTACCATCTTTCAAAATCATATTTATATTCTATCGATACTGGAAGTATCCAATCCTGCACACCATTTTCTTGAGGTTCCAGGCCATATGAATTATCACGGGTAATTTTGGTTATCTTTCTTCCCTGGGATAATATAGGATATTCTGATAATCGTTGCTCATTCCCACCAATCACAACCGGCTCACGACACAGCCATTTACCAAACGTATCAAGAAATTCTTGTATGCTTATTTTCTGCCGTTCTTTTGTAGAAGATGTGCGGTATACAATATAAAAGGGATACTGGCAGGTCTGGTGAACTCCTCCAATCACATCCTCTGTTTCAGAAAATATTAAAGCTCCGTTATCTGCCGAAAATGCAATTCCGCAATCTTTTTCTAGTTCTTCAAATTTAACAGCTTCATATTCATATAAACCTGGGAATTGATTAAGCAAGGCCTTGACAGCTGTCGTTAATACATCATAACCGCTTGCATCTTTCCCGATTGGTTTTCGTTCATCATCCACGTTTTCCACCTCCAGCCGTTTTCTTGACTTGCTTTATCCACTCTTTATCATCTGATTTTTTTGCTGCATCAAACCATTTAGCCTGTGCCTTAGGGTGCGCTGTTTTGGTATACTGTAAATCCTCTTTTGCTTTGGTTTTTCCGCTATACTGGCTAACCAGCACTTTCTTTTCGCCTTTTTTTGCCCATGTACTGCCCGTCACTGGGCTAACCATAGTTTTACCCCAATATAAAAAATGACCAGCAGGTCCATAGGCAGCATATACTTTTCCAATTCCTTGTATTGCAGCGCTTGCGGCTCTGGTAACATCCACAAAATTGCCTGTAATCATAGGCATAAAAGTGACCATACTATTCATGACATTTCCGTCAAGCTCATACTGCGCACGCTGGAATTGTTTATCAAACCGTGACAAATTGAACTGTACTTTGATGTCAGCATCAATAATGGAAAAGCCTTTAAAATGTGTCGATTTACTTGTCATACTACTTACCCAATATCTCAAAGTGAGGAATCACAGAGTATGGACCTCCAACAGAGGATACCAAATATACGAAGTCATACTGATTATTCATATAGGCATAAAACCCGCCACGATAATCTTCATCGTTTACCGAACCACTATCCCATACCCCTTCCCAGAAAAAACAATCATCCGATGCATCAAAGGTAATGGTATCGTCCAACAAATCATTTACCTGCCGCCTCCATTTCTTCGGAGGGAGCCACGGCAATTCTTTACCGTCTACATTGCGGATTATCTGTTTACCGTCTTGTAATTCGTAAACTATGTGTAATTCGGCATTATCCGTGCTGTCTGGCCCATACTTTTTTAGTATTGCGCCTTTGTCAGTATTAAGGTCAACGCCAGATAATACATGGGGATACCAAATACCAACACCTGTTGTGGATGATTCGTAGTAATTAAAAACTGTCACTGTGGCATTGTACATATTCACCACCTGTTATCGTTTCTTTTTTCTTTGTTCAACTTTTGATGCTTCATCCAATATTCTAGATGAGTCAAATATGTGACGTTTTTCAATAATTTGAGAAGCATTAGATACTTTTAATAATACTTCTTTTAGCTGTTTACCTATTTCTTGCAAAGATTCAATTTCATTTTGATATTTTTTTTGAGCGCTGGGATACTTCTTTATCCTTTCATTAGCTAAATCAATATTTCTATTGATAGTATCAATAGCATTATTTCTGATTTGTTCGGCCCATTTAACTTGCTTTTCTGAACCCTTTAAAGTTGGCAATCCTTTGAAAGAAATTTTCTGGTTTTTAGCAGATAATCCACTCGCCCCACCTCTACCACCCATTGCACAACACCTCATTAAACTTTTCTGTAAACGCTCGTACCCTCACGATATTCCCCATGCACTCATCTGGCACATAACCATAAAAGATAATCGTGTCCGGGCAAATGCGCCGTACCATTTCCTTGTAGCCTATCAGAAACAACTCTTTCTTTTCTTTGCTGTTCATCACGCCTAAAGACGATACCGCCACAACACCACCCTGTGGCTCTCCGTCAAAGCACCATTCAAAGCTGTCGGGCGTACTCCATGAAATCGTGGGAATAACTTGTATCCCTGCCTCTTGCAGATATGCGCCTACCCAATGTTTTCTATAATGATTGTATATCTGGATAGCTTTTGGAAAGTCTGTGTAGGTGGAAAAGTCTGGAGACATTACATAACGGAATTTTTGTAACATGGGTATATATCGGTCAACATCCGTCCATAACCTATTGAATTGGTAATCATCAAGGAAGAAATGTACACCTTTCTTTTCAGGCTCTTTACAAGTCTTGGCATAGTTGAAACCAATCCATTCACAGCTTTTCTCGTAGGTTACTGGTTCTATCTGCGGTATTCCGTATTTTCCCACGCCGTCAAATATCTGGCGCTCCAGATTTTCATAATTTCTGCGGTTTCGGTAGTTACTCATTTCTTAGCCTGCTTATACATCTGGTTAACTCCCGTAGCCGTAAGGCCAGACATAGCTCCAACTGCTACGGCCGTGATGTAGTCCGATGCCGGGAAGTCTGGTATAGTTCCCATACCAAGCGCGCCAAGAACACCACCCACAACAGCCATAATAACCGGAATCCATTCGTCCGGTATTTTCTTTGCAGCCTTGCATCCAAGACCAACCACATAGCTCAGAGCCACAATAGCTACACATGTTCCCAATGTTGTAATGTCCATTTCTTATCCTTTCTGGAATCAGAGCAAACCCAATTCCATGAATACTTTGAAAATCTTCGGAGACTGAATAGCGAACCAGTCAATCATTTCTTCATTAGTTGCCCATGCTCCGCATGTATTTGAACTTGAAGAATCCAGACCGCTTTCATACAAAAACGCATGGATGAGTTCATGCCGTAATATGGCATTTTTATATCCTTCATAGTCCTTTAATTCGCAATCGTCCTTTTTATTGCAAATCACAATCATATGTGTAGAAAAATCGGTATATCCATCCCTAAATTTCCCATCCAGGTTTTCATCCGATTTTTCATCACGCTGGACAACTTCCCATTCCGTTCCCAGAATGTTTACTTTACAATCCTGCATATAAAAGTGGAGTCCCTTCGTTATCTTTTACTCCCATCAGATACACCTTTGCAGTATCATACAGGAGTTTATTGGTTGCCTGTTCATTCCCAGCCGCAGAGTACACAGTACTCCAGGCTTTAGCTCCGTTAGCTATTTCAGACGGGGATGCATAGCTGATTGATTCGGAACCGGATGACTTTGACGTGATAACACCTGTGGTTGCGCCGCCGGACCCGCTGGTTATGATTCCAGCGGCGGCAGATAGCGCCTGTTTTTCTGCCAGTTCCAAACCATACAGTTTATCAGCTAAGGCACATACGGCTTTCTTGATTTTGGTTTGCGCTCGTTCATCGTCTGGGAGGCCGTCAACCAATCTGTCAAATGTTATTTTATCAAGGAAGTCGCTTGCCCGTTCTGCCTGCTTATCAAATGATTGGGAATCCGGTATGGAACTGCCGTAGTATTTTGTTGTGTAAAACTCATAGTCTGCATATGCCATGCCGGATTCTCCTTTCTTTAAGAGTGAGACGTTACATCGTCATTTCCAGATTTCAACGCCTTATAGGTATTGTCACACTCAACTACTGTGATATGATTCCCGGTCGTTGCCTTGATATCAGATTTACCGTCCCATGCTGTCCACGTCTTTACATTCTGACCATATTTCACTTCTGGAGCGGAATCAGCTGCCACTTTGTACTTGTACATGTGTCCTGTTTCGAGGGGAGGTTCAACGGTTAATTTTGTGTTTCCTGATGTGCTTCCGGCCGAAGAAGTTACCGTCAGTGTTCCAAGAACGGGATTATCAGTAATATCAACAACTGCGATTCCGTCAATATATTCTGCAAACAAGGTAAGTCCCATGATTGCAAATGCTTCGGAAACAGCGGTATTGTAATTACCCTGGGTATGGAATCCGATAAGGTTTGTATCCCCGTCCCCAGTCGTATACACCAGACCGGCACGTGCAAAATCACTTTCGTTTGGGTCTACATAGTACATTACAATGTTTTCCACTGGTGTAGCTATTACTTTTCCACTTTCTATTTCAGAATCAGATAGCAGAAAGATTGTATTGAATCCCATGAAATCCTTAAGATACTGGAAACCAAACTGATTCTGCACAGTGATTTCAGCGGAACCCAGGTACTGATATACATCCAGAATATTCACAAATCCAACCACCCCCGTAACATTACGGTGCATCTGTTTGAATTTGTTTTCTACCATTCCTTTTGCCATAGCAAGGGCCATCTGGAATGTAGTTTCCGTTCCAGTAAGTGTACCAGTATTCAGATATGTATAGAATCGTTCTGTTACATTCGACTGAAGCTGGAACAAAAATTCATCGTCTGTCATCTGAACGGCATTTTCATAGCCGTGGTCTTTAATTGCTTCAATGGAAACGGCCTTTGCATACTTCTCAATGGTCATTTCCGCATACGTCTTTTCCTTTACTGTGAATTTGCTGTAAGGGATTTCCTCTCCTTCGCCTACAGCCCCGCTCTGTAAAGTTCCTTCTGCATATTTGCTTTTCAGCACTGCCCCCGGCGTTTTCTTGATTGGGCGCATAATCCCCAGAATGTCCCGAAGATGCTGCCAGTTCCTTTCAAAGCGTGTCACAAAATCAATTTCACGCGCTGTAACCTGTATGTCCGCGCTTTTGATTATATTGGCTTTTGCTACCATTACTGTTCTCCTTTACCAAACAAATGTAGGTTACTGGCGATTGCAGACTGACGCTCTGATGGGTCTTTAATCGCTTCAATATCCTTTCGTGTCATAGTTCCTGGCGCATTCTGCTTACCCAATGGTGCGGTAAACCTCGCCATGTTCCGCTGTGCCTGTTGCTGCGCATCATCAATAAATGCCGAAGCATCCTTTTCTTTCATTTGGCCTATAAGGTCATTCAGCCCCAGAATTTTACCATCCTTCAGCTTTAATCCGGCCTCTTTTACTTCTGCCATGATTGCACGTTTAGCCGCTTCGCTGGAAAACTTAATACCCTCAAATTCTGTCTTAAGTGCATCCGCGAAATCACGTTCATAAAGCTGTGCCTGGGCGTTCTTTTCTGCCTCTGTAGCCTTCTGTTTCCAGTCAGACAACTCTTTCTGCATCGTCTCCAGGTCAACCCCTTCAAAGCCTTTCAGCGTTGCTTCTGCTGCTTCTGCTTTTTCTTTCCAGGTATCCCGTTCGGTTATCAGATTATCATTTTCTTTCTGCAACTTTTTAAGGTCTTTTCCATTTTCAGCCATAACAAAAGATATCTGTTCCTCTGTCAATCCCTGTGACTTTAATTCTTCGGTTTTCATTGATGATTCTCCTTTTCCGTTATTAGGTTATTTGTAGGTGTGTAACCGTCCACCAACGGTTGCCATTTTGTAGGACTTGGCGTGTCCTAAAACGCACATGCCGGAAATTGCATCCGCTTTTCAACTTCCAGGCTGTTCACGTTATGCGCTAGAACCTGTTTCTTTTAAGGACATGTGCTATAGGAGGGAGGTCAATATAAAGAAAGAGCCAAACAAATTATTAGGCTATATAGCAATGGTAAAACACCATTAACTATTGCAATCTGTTTGGCTCTGCGTCTGGCGTCTGGCTCTAAAGTTATGTTGCAGGTGATAAACCACTTTTATCTAAATCACTTGCTTTACCTTTTGCAATATTCATTACGGATGTATTCTTACATACAGGGCAAAATACTGGAAGGTTTTTCGCTACTGTATCAGGCCGGATTTTAGTCCGAGTTTTATTGTTACATATAGGGCAGTACACCCAACCGTCTTTTACCATGTTTTCACCCTTTCTGCTTATTCCTACTCCCATTTTACCTTATTCAAAAAAAATAATCGTCCCCACATTTTTTAAAGGCGGTAGGTTTTACCCACCGCCAATTTATTACATCATATTACGAAGCTTTTCAATATACCTTTTCATGGTTTCTCTTTCTTCCCGGCAGTCGGCATCTTTGGACATTTCGCCTAATTCTTCTGTCAGTTCGTCCATATGTTCTTCCAAAGCTGCAAGCATACGCCGCTTGCAATCTTCATCTTTCCCGCCGCTTCTGTAGCTCTGCTTCTGATTCATGTAGTCGTCATAGGCCGGACCGTTCGCACGGCTGTAGTGTTCTCTAACGTAATGTTTTCCACGTGTGCCGCGATAGGAGCTGTCATTATCATAGTCCTGCGACATTCCATCAGCACGGCTATAACGTCCCATGCTGTCGCGCTTGCGGCGCGCTTCGCTGTATTCTCCACCGTCCATTTCGTCCATTACCTGATTGTAGTACTCTTTTTTGCACTTCCAGTACTCCACGTTCTCCATGTCTTTCCACATGTCTATCAGTTTGTATGCGGTTTCAAGGTTGCTAGTGTTCAGGCCCTTTTCCGCAATCTTATCCAGTTCTTCATGGATATTCTGCATCATCTTATAGCTCATAGCATTACCCCCTTAACCTATTCTGCTAACAACAAGGTTAGCGTCTGATACTGTCGCTGCTGTGGCTCCAACGTTTTTTACTGATAGGGTAGCACAACATGGTTTGCACACCCTTACTTCTACAGTTGCCGCTCCATTGATTGTTGCGCCGGCGGCAACTGTGTTCTGGATTCTTGCACCGGGAATGCCTTCGCCGTCCTGCTGTACTTCAAAAATAACGTCACCTGCTGCGGCTGCGGAAAAGTTTCCGTTAAATCCTACGCGGTACAGGCCAGGAAGCAAAACTACCCTACCAGAGAGTGCCTCATGCCTTATGTTTGGACAATTGCAAGAATATATCCTGTTTGCAGCAAACAGAACGCTTGCATTGACTGCAACAGTCTGTGTCCCAGCAGTTACAAAATCTGCCATAATAAATCCTCCTTATATGCACAGAAGGGCAAGCTTATGCCTACCCTTCTGTGTGTGTAATACTACTGTTCAGTAGACATGTCCTTTTCGGACAAGATACGCAATATACGGTTGTTTTGTTCGATAATCTTTTCCATATACTCTCTATTTTGCTGTTGTAATGCTGCTGCATATAAAGCAAGATTATCGTAAAACTGTTCGTTTCGAGTTAGCATCCGCATCCAGCATTGCACCCACAATTAGATGCATATGGATATGGCGCCGGTACTGTATAAGCCGGTACAGGCTGCGGCTGACGAAGCTGGGCAACGATTGAGTTACCAACCGCATCAATAAAACCATTCTGGGAAGTCTGACTTGCCTGGAACCTAAGTGTCTGATTCTCTGCCTGTAAAGTGGAAATCTTATCTTGTGTTAAGAAGTCAAGAATAGCTCTTGTGTTGCTATTGTTATTGTCCAGAATATCTCTGGTTGCAGTCTGAATGGTATTTCTGGTATCACATGACTGTGTAGCCAGATTGTAGTTTACGCCATCAATTGCACGCTGTGTCTGGCAGCAGCAATCCTGGAGCTGATAGCCCATCTGGCATAAGCTGCGGTCAACACCGTTGAATCCGCTGGTAATAGTGTTGTTCAGTGCATAGGTGCTGTCACAAATACCCTGCTGGATACCTCTAATTCCGTTTTCTATACCATTTAAAGCAAAGCCCTCATTGATATCTGCTCTGGTTGCAAGACCCTGGAGTCCCGCGCCATTTGCGCCGTTGCCGCCGAAGCCATTGCCCCAGCCTCCCCCGGCGAAAAGGAAGAGAACGATAATCCAAATCCAGTCGCCCCACATACCGTCACCATTTCTGTTATTGTTTCCTGTAGCGGCTGCAATGTCCGCTAAAGAGTAACCACTTTCCATAAATATTTACTCCTTTAAATTTATTTACAAAATCATGCGCATTGATTTATGTACTATTTTTTCATGCCTCCAAGCATCTGCTGAAACTGCTGTGCCATCTGCTGGGCTTGGTCTAACTGCTGCTGAGTTATCTGCCCAGACTGTAGCATCTTCTGCACTTCTTCCTGGGGGTTCCCTTTGAAATTGTTCTTAAATTCCATAAACTTTTGAATCATCTGCATTGGGTTATTTCCGCCTCCCATTCCAGGCATCATGCCACCCATTGGTGAACCGCCGCCCAACATGCTAAATAATGGATTCATATATTATTTCCCCTTTCCGCTTGGAGCTGTGCTGGATTCTAAAAGGCCGTACAATTCATCATATTTTGCCTTTAAATCCTGATACTCGTTTCTGGTAACATACTTTTCATCCAGATTTTCAGCCGATGCAGATTCCTTTTTCCGTCCATTAACAATCTCTTTATATTCAAAAGTGCGGAGTGTTGGCATACCTGCTGCATCTGTTGTTTTAATATAAAAGTACTCATTTTCGCTATCCATCAGTAATATGGATGTGCTTGGCGCTACTAAATACGACTTTGCCCCGGCTTCACCCTGCACCCATAATATTCCCTGGTTGGTCTGCGGGACCTGTGAAACCTGCGTCTGTTGCGGCATTTGGTATGGTGCCTGTAGCTGCTGCAATCGGTCCATAGGTGGTTGCATCTGCGGTTGATACGGATATGCATTTGGATATGTATTCAGATAGTTTGGATTGATAAATGGTTGCGGCATTATATCCCCTCCGTTCTTTTATAATCCAATTATCCCATAAAAAATAAGCCCTTGACAGGTCGTCAAAGACTTATAAAAGTATCACGCAAGTATCAACATAATCGGATTATTTTGTTGTTTACTTTTCTGCTCAATCTCTTTGCTGTGGATACACTTACATTCATTAATTCAGCGCAATACTCCAAAGGATAGTTCTTGGCCCGGTACTCAAACAGTGCCCGTTCTTCATCCGTAAAGTTACAATATGTACGAAAATAGTTTAGTTCTGGCACTGTAAAGTCATATACCTTCAACGCAACGCTCCTTAAATACCTTCTGACAAATGCTTTATCATAGCTTCTTTGGTTTTTTTTAAACCCTCTATGTTGTTACCGGTTATACGATTATCAATTAATGCTATCATTCCTTGGCATAAAAGAGATTGCATATCTCTTATTTCTTTGATAGATTTATAATCATTTTCCACATTTATTTCTAATTTATCCACTCGATTTTTTAGCTTAAATGCCGGATGCAACAATTTGTATATTACGGCTCCTGCGCCTCCAAGAGTAATAAGCCAACCGCATACAACCATAATAGAGTTTAATGTTTCCATAAATTATCGCCTTTCCCAGTAGTATATTGGTATTTCTTGACCGCTGTCCCATGTGTCCCAGTAAAATCCATCCACAACCGTTACCACATGACCATCAAGCCCAAGAACAAATACTCCGTTTTGGTGGTCTGCCGAAAATTCTTCCACGGTATAATCTTCTGGATATTCGTCTGGTATAATGTTTCTCTGAAACCCGTTGCGCCTGAGATATGTCCCCCACACGCTGTTAGCTGAGGGCATATCTGATTTCTCGCACGCCACCACCATAACGCCAGCAAAGGCGGTTTCCCAATCCTGTCCGGTTGCTTTGCAGATTGCACGTATGGCACAGTCGCCTACACGCTGATTACAGACTGGGTTAGGGTTATATGGTTTCCATCTATTCAAATTCATTCCCCTTTCGCATTTTGATACCGTCTCGCCGCCCCTCTGGCCTTTGCAGCCTGTTCACGGCTCCAGCGGGCAATCTGTAATCTCTCTGACTGAGTTCTAAGGTTATTCTCCTTACAAAACTCGTTATATGCCTTATACTGCTTGGATAGCAAGTAGGATTTCCGGTCAAGCGCCTGCTGTAGCTCAAACTTTGCCGCCTTGTCCTGGCATTTCTCTACGGCCTCTTGCAGGCCCATAACCTCGCGCTTGGTCTTGCGGATGCGGCGTTCAAGCGTTCGCTGGCGTTGCTCTTTTTCGTACTGATTTCGATTTTCCTCTGTGTCTATTGGGTCATACGGATTATTTTCTCCATCACCTGGTCCAAAACTATGCCTACAATTTACTCCGCACAATCCAGTAATATCTCCATATCCTGTAGAGTAATAGAAATCCGGGAATCTATGTCCATATTGCGGGAGACTGTAGAATTTTCCTTGCCAAAGTTCATGATTCTCTGGTATCCCCCCAACATTTCTTGCGCCCACATGCGCCGACACCAGCACAACTTCCCACTTCATTTCTACCATTCTTGCCAGCGTAATTTCCGCCGTAGCCTGTGCTATACCAGTCCGTATCGCTCGTGCTGTAGCTGTCTCTATCGTGTCATTTCTTATATCTCCAGTATTTTTACTTCTATATTGAACAAGTGTAATACCCCCACTGGTCACATTTTCTACGGCCTCTTTAACTGCTTGTGTGTAAGATGTTGCTCCACTCATAACTTTGTTATAGGCCATATCGCACTCGTTAATAAATAATCTTTGAGCAGATTGCGCGGTTGTCCTAGTGTAGTTTTTCCATTCCCCTAATGTTGCCAGGTAATTGCGTTCCATCAGCCGAATAAGGGCCGGGGATTGCGTCAGGGGCATAGGAGACAGGCCGGCGGCCTCGTATATTCTGTGGTCGTATTCCAGAGCTTTTATCCCGGCCTCCTCCATAGCCGCTTTAATCTCTTTCTCCTGCCTCTTGGTGTACTTGGATAACTCTGCTGTTATATCCTCCAGCAGATACCCTGCGTCCTGCAATACATGTATTCGCCATCGGTCAGAGGAGGTGAGCAGGTAATCATCGCCGCGGCCTATGCGTATCATCATGCGGTCTATTATCTGACGGATAATGTATGTGTGAAGCTGTGAGGCTATTTCTTCGCTTCCTTCTGCGATTCTTGCAAGGTAATCAGGGCTTAACATTTACTCTTCCTTCTTTCCCTTATGTCTAATCGACCATTCAAATACTTTCGGGGCAAATGGACCAAGTGGTATATTGAATACTATCCAAATTAATAAGCTTCTCAATTTATTCCTCCTCAAACATCCTAGGTCCATCCTTCGGCTGTGCTTCCTTTACCATAGCTTTTGCATCTTCTTCAGATAATCCTTCAAACTTTCTAAAATACATCCAGGCCGGTACCTTTCCCTGTATAACATACTGCCACCATCTTGCCCGGTCCTCTTCGCGGTTATATGTAATGTCCCCAAAATCATATGTTATTTCGTAGTTTCCGGCTGGTGCCATTCCGTACAGGTCCGCATATACATTAAGCGCATATATTGCCCCGTCAAGGCAACTTTCCAATTTGTCGCGCACATCCTTGATTAACTGGATAGTGCGGCGGTCATCAGCTTCTACTTGTGTTGCTGTGACCATACCTGTTTTTTCATCAAGCACAAAATATCCGTTGGAATATCCACACTTAAATCCCAGGAAAGAAAGTAAGTTATTAATTCCGGTTATTCTGGTATCAGTATTTAATGATGGATTAATCTCATGGTAAAATTCCCCATTACTATTTCCAAATACATTTCTTACATAATGTGGTAATTTAACTTTATTTACTCCTGGACGTTTTAAATTAGTTCCATCACCAAGCATTAATTGGTCATCAATTAATATGATTTTCTCACTGTCAAATATTTCACCTACATTCCGGCTATATGCCACATCCAGGTCCTTTAATTCCTCTATGGCCTCGGCAAACATTGGCAATCCCAAAGGTGATGAGATATCCAAATTGTTAGCCTGTGGAGTGCGGAGTACACCAAACATGGGGCCGTCTATTTTATCATTGTTAGCCTTGAGTATAGGCGGTGTATCTGGAAGTAAGTCAGACCACTTAGTCCTGTTTAATGCTATCGGGTCACCCACACTTTTTGAAGAGTGGGACACATAGGCTCTATTGGATATGTAATATGGGTAATAGGTGTTCTCCCCATCTTTGACTTCGACAAACCGATGATACTCAAATCGGGTATAGTATTTATCATTCTCGCTGTAGCTATCCTTAAATACGATTCCGTATATACCTTCATTGTCGCAGTCTGTAATGATAAAATCCATTGGTGTGAATATGTCCAGTCCCTTTCCATTTGGCTTAAGGATGATTGTGCCGTAGGCCATACCATACTCTACCCAGTGGCGAATCTGGAAATATATCTTATCAATCTGCTCCTGGAGCCATGCCGCCCGCGCGCTCCCATCAATCTGTATTCCAATTGCCAGGGTAGCAAGGCGGGCCGTCTCCGAGCATATAGCCTTTGCAAAGTTGATTGTCTTAACGTTATCATCAGCGTTTACCCAATATGGCGTACCCCGGTAGATATTGGCGCACTCTGTAATCTTGCTTTCCATCTCCGGGGATACCATTGACTCAACATTAAAATCTTCTTCTGCCTGTCGCTTGAATATCATTCCTATCACCTTTTTAGCCCATGTTATTAGTCCCATTTACTCACCTAATTTTTTCTGCTATTTTTTCGCCTATCAAAAACGCAAGATTAAATGCGCCAAAGGTTAGAAAAAGAAATAGTGTCAACGGCCAGAAGAACAATGGAAGCAAAGAAGGCTTTCCGTTTACTTGCATGGCCCCAGAAACAATAGTGCCAATTAACAAATAAATTATAATCAATATATAAATCATGCGCTGTTACCTCTCCTCATTGATAGCGGGCTTGTAGCATAACGGAGAGCATCAATCCAGTGGTCATTTCCGTCTGGGTAATCCGCTATTACTTCTCCGTTTCCGTCTACCTCATGCTCATACTCTATTATTTCCTTGTATGCTCGTGGCGTGCGGGCCGGGTCTATAACGATTGTACGGCACTGCAACCACTCAAAGGTATATTTCCTGCTTCCTGGTGTTACAATGGCTTTACGTGCCGGTAAACCAGCGTCACGGAAGTCTATAATGCTTTCTTCTTCATCCACACCGCAATAGATTGTATAATCATCGTACCCAGCCGTCTGTATATCCTCAGCCATCTTACTATTACGGATTTTACAGCCGCCCATTTCATCAAGCAATACAACCAATTCTTTGTTTGGTATGTAAGCGGCCCGGATAAATGCTTTGGGGTCCGGGAACCAGCCCCAGTCTTGCCCCTGATATATGCTTTGGTATTTCTGGATTTCCTCATCTGTGATTGTCCGTACATCCAGCATATCAAATATATTTGTACCAAGCCCAACCGGCAAGCCTAAATACTCGTGGTTGTATGCCCGCTCATTGGTGGCTTTAAGATGTTCGGCGCGCTCAATAAACATTTCCCCCAGCCATTCAACCGGTACAGAACGGTAATCGCTTTTATGCCTATACGCGCTATCGTCTGGAGTATTCACATACTGATTAGCCCAGTTGCTTTGACTGATAGGCGGGTTGAAGGATTTAAATACAACAAACTTGCTTCCACCACGCAACACTGACTGTTCAACAGTCCGTATTTCCTCCGGTCCTGCAAATTCATCCAATTCCTCAAACCACAAATATTTGAAGTATCCCTTACTAGCTTTAATTGACTTTGTTTTCTTGGCTTTATCAAGTCCACGGAATATTATCTTTTGCCCTGTCGACTTATAAACGAATCTGTATGGGCTTGTACGGGATTCCCACAAATCCGTAACGCCTAGCGCGTCTATGGCCCACTGTATCTGTTCAAATACTGATTCTCCGATTGTCACCGCATATTTACGAAACACTACCGCATTGGCCTCTGGGTCATCCATCATACCCAGTACAATCTCCACAGATATGAAAGAGGACTTCGTGGAACCTCTCCCTCCGTACAGGTCATAATATGTATGCTTTCCGTCCATAATATCCCAGTGAACACCATAGAAGGAAGGGGCGATTACATCAGTCAGATTTATTGTTGTCTGGTCTTGGTATGTTGTTGACAATGGTAATCCCGCCGCCCTCCTGCTTCTTGTCTGTATCTATTTTACGCTTTGCCAGTTCCACCGCCGCTTTGGTCCTCTCTGACAAAGGAGCGTCAAGACCGAATTGGTCTTTTACTTCTCCGCGCATAACCGATGTAAGATATTGCAGTATTTCAGCGGCATCAGCTATGCGGCAATCATCAATCTGTTTCTGTCGCTCAGAGATATATGCAGAAACCGTAGGCTTCCGTAAGTTTTCACGTCCTATTGCGTCTGCTGTCCGTAAGCTGTAACCAGCCTTTCTCGCAGCTTCTGCCGCATTTCCACATTCTATGTAATAATCTGCAAACGCTTTCTGCTTTGGTGTAAGCTCCACTTATCCACCATCCTTATCATACCTTCTGTTCCATGCATGTATAGCCTTTTTCCAACGGCAATAAAACGCTTGTATATCAAATGCTATACATCCCGGATTGCTACAGTGTATGCCTTTCAATCCGCCATTTCTTGTTTTTTCTGGACACCCGCCACAAAACGGACAAGGTAACAATTTTATCTTTTCCATCCCTTCACCGCCTTCCATATCTCCTGCAAGCACTTTACAATCTCAATCCCAGATGCACTCCGCAATATTTCATAATCCCTTGTTTTCCATTCGCCATGTTTATCCTGTTGCAGCACAGGAGTGCTTAATATCCATATGGTTATCATGCGCCCCTGTTCCTCGCTGTAGAATTGATTGGTGGATATCTTGATTACAAGTCTGGTCTGCAATATGGCACGCTGAAGCTTTTTCATAATCGAATTAAGATTCATCTTTTCTTTTTGCCTCACGGTATTCTTTACATACTTCCATATGTGAACACCATATGGTTGCTGTTGTTTTTCTCGTAATATTAGAATCCATCATGTTTCTATATAATTCAGTTTCATTTTCGGCTTTTGCATTAATATGAACGCAGTTTTCACAGCATCGCTTTAATAGATTAATAATCATGTTTTTACCCCATGTGGTATAATAGTCCTATATTAATTTTACCATAAGTAGGACAATCAAACCGTCCCTCCATTTTTACATACTTTTAATTCTAGTAATTGGTATGCCAAAATCATTTGCTATTTTTTGTAATGATTCTATCTTTGGATTTCTGTCGCCTGATTCATATTTCTGTAAGGTAAAAACAGAAATTCCTGCTTTTTGCGCCAACTTTTCTTGTGTTAATTTTGCTTTTACTCTTGCTTCTTTTATTTGTTTTCCGGTATTAATATTCATTTTGAAGTTTTTATCAACTGTCATAAACTCCATCCGTATCAATTCATCTATCGTCATATTAACTTCTTTACAAAATGAATATATCAAGTTAATGCTTGGTTCCCTGTATTCATTTTCATAGTTTGAGTAAGAAGAGCAAGATATTCCAAGTCTTATAGCCATTTCTTTTTGCGAAATACCCGTTTTTATTCTTACTTGTTTCATTCTCTTGCCTATTCTTATGTAATTATTTATTCCTACCATATTGCATATTCTCCATTCGTGTGAAAAAATCGTTTTCTACTCCTAAAGCAGTTACAAGTTTTTGCAATTGTTCATCTCTAGGAAGTGAATGGTTATTTTCATATCTGCGAATCTGTACTTCGTGAATGCCACTTTCGCTAGCAAGCTTTTTTTGCGTCCAACCCTTATTTTTTCTTAGGATACGGATGCTATCACCAATTCTTAATAACTCGCTTGCCTTTATGTGACTAATTGTCATCCTTTCCACCTCCCAAACAATGTCATTAACCGCCTGTATTCATCGAGCGTCTTTCTTTGATACCCATAGAAATCATCCCGCTTAATTGGTATGTTCTTCCTCTTACTCAGCTTGTCATATCCGATGTTACCTACAAGGCTCTCATATATCTCAACTTCCAAGCCAGGAGCGGAGGATATGGCGCACTGGAACAATGTAAGCTTATCTTCTACGCTAGCGGTCTGGCAGTATTCTTTTATGCGCTTGGCTTCATCATCAGTAATACCATAGTCACTATAATTCTTGTCCCTGGTCCTCATGGCTTTCCTTTCTATACATACACTTTCTCTTGCCGAACGAATGGTATGTGGCGTAGACTGTGCATAATACCGCTCCGTAACTCCCGGATAAGAAGAGTTGCAATATGTATCCGTTCTGATTGTCTATGCTGTCTTTCATTTCCATTGGCAGCGTATTGATTCGTTCAATCACTACGTCTACCAAGTTCTTTGTTAGCACTTTCCATCATTTCCATTACATCGCTGCTCAGATAGTACGTAAAAGCCACTAATCTAATACTGATTAGTGGCTTCAATAAATTCTTTCATCATTTTTGATAATTGTTTGGCTTGCGTTGTTCCTGCCGCTTCACAAGCTTTTGCAAAATCCTCTACAAGCGTTTTATTAAGCTTATAGGACTTGCTAATTAATCCGGCTTTTTTCTGCCATCTTTCTTGCGGCGTTCCCCTTCATATTGTTTTCCATTCAAGTGTAATCCTATGATTTTCTTCATCATACCAGCTTAATACCGGTTCATCTTCCCAACTTGATATGATTTCGTCAGCCATATAGGTCTTACCCTCCGGCGTATCAATAAGCAGCTCCTCAAATTCATTCCGGGATACTTCCCATTTGTCTGGCAATGTGATTTCAATTTCTTCACTCACAGTTGCATGTGGGTGTTTTCCCGAAACAGTGAAGATTATCTGCTTCTCATGTGTCAATACTCCGTAATTTGCGAATCCTTTGATTGTTGTCATAGTGTTTACCCCTTTTTCTTAATTTTATAAATTCTTTTTATAATATGTTTCCTAACTGTCTTTATTATAACATAGGGTACACCCAATGTCAACATTTTATTTCCACTAATCAATATTAAATTTTCAATGTACGTTTAAATTCTAATATTGCTATTGTGTAATTCTCAAAAAAATGCTATAATCAATTTAAATAATAGGGAACGCAAAGCCGCCAGTAGACCCTTGTGAGGTTGCAATTCCTCACCTTTGTAAAACGTCGGGCAGGGCCGCAAGGCTCTTTTTTATTCCCAAAAGTTTTAAGTTAATGGGGTTACATTCCATATAGCATACTCATGCGGGTCATTCTCTGCAATGTCTTCCCCGTCCATCGTTGCCGCTATATCATTAGCTTAACTTTCGTTTTCTACCTCAATCACAATTTATTTCAGTTTTTCAAAATAAAAACCACCAACCGTTATTGGTCAGTGGTTCTTACAGTCTCACTTTCATTGACTTCTTTTACTGCCTTGGAATATGCTTGCATCATATATAGCCAAGCATCACCTTGCGTTTTTTCGTAACTGCTTTCGCATTCTTTGTAATGTTTTTCGAGCCGTATCATTAATGAGTCTGCATCAATCAATCTCAAGGTATCACCTCCAAAACTTATTATCCACTAACCAATATATTGTTGTCAATGTGCAAACCCAAATTTCACTGTTTTAGATGATAAAAACTTGTTACTTTGACTTTAAATCTTGTCCATGTCTTCCCATTTCGCTCAAAAATGCTTATCTCCATCTTACGCCTCCATCAAATTCTAATAATGTCAGTTTGTCTAACAACCTTCAATCGCCTTGCCTTCACATTGTACTTTTACTTTTGCAAATGCAGCAAAGTATCTATCGCATCCGCCTTTATCACAATCACAAAGAGTAATCTGTTTTTCTGTTATGTTCTCTGGATTGATTACGATATTATTTTCAAATCCACAATATGGGCATTTTACTTTTATTTTCATGAATAAACCTCCTTAATCTCAGTTTATCTGAGTGGCCGCTATTGCCGTATGTAATGACAACATACAGTCTCTGCAAAGCATTATTGTTGTCCATCCTTGCCCAGTTGTCGATGCTTTGATTTCCCAGATTTCCGTATCATTTGACTGCTGTCTGCCGCAATCATTACAGACTCCATGTCTTTTACATTTTTGGATTTTTACCATTGTTCATTTCTCCTCAAAATATTAATTTCTTCTGGCTTTATTTCTTCTCAAAAAAATCACAATTACACTCTTTATGGAAGTCTTCCTCTTCCAAATCATATTCTCTTTTACAATCCTCAGATTCTGGATAGCATTTCATCTTATCTTTATTAGCATGTGCACAAAACGCACAGCCAGGAACTTTCTTGCCCCATGTACTCATAATTCTCTCCCTTTTCAAATGAAATCACGGTTTGGTTCGTTTTCAAAATATCAGTTTTCCTGTTTTAAAAGATTCTGAATCTCACGGATATGCCGCCGAATATCTCCGGTCTTTTTAGGTCCCAAGTCAACGCACATGTCGTCCACGGCTTCTTGAAGATTGGCAGCCATACTTGATAATTCATTTTCTGGATAATACTTTTTTATTGTAACGCTATCTGCTGAGGCATATATTTCCATAGGTGTTCCTTCGTTTATTCCTAACTTCCTCCTTATTTCCTTCGGCAGCACTATCCGCCCCAAATAGTCCACTCTACGTACAATTCCTGTTCCATTCATATTTTATATTCCTTTCTCCGGTTCTCCCGAAAATGCTAAGTTAGGCAAGTAAGCGATACCAGCGTGTTTTCATTTCAGCTGGAATTTCCTGCCCTCTGTTTCGTTCTCCCGTCCAATGGGTTCCCCCAGCTTCCCCGTCACATACAAAACCGCTGGCCTTTAGACTGGTTCCCAGCTCACTCTGTAAAAATAGGTGATAATCTTACGGTATCCCATATCCTTCGCAATCCGGCAGCACGCCCCATATAACATACTACATGCGTTGTATGTGCCGTCTGTACATAGCCTGTTTATTTCACAGGTAAGGCCATCGTCCAGGTATCGGCTTACTGGTCTGCCACATACAGCACAGCCAATAAGTTTCTCCCCCTCATACAGCCCAACGGAAAACTTATGTCCAACCGTAGCTTTATGATGGCGATGAAAGCGGTTAATAAAGTCGCTGGCCTGCCGGAATGTTATTGGCTTGATTTCCGTATCAATCACTCCCTTCCTACGGAAAATAACGATTGCTAATATCTATTCAGCATAGTAATAGCAATCCCCAGTGCATTCCTCACACCCTTCCGGGCATTCGTCTATGTCCAAAGGATTTCTTTTTTGTTCATCTGCCGTACAATGCGCCGTATCTGGTAGGCAGTATACTTCCACCCCATCTTGCATCATATACAACTTAAGCGCTCCCTTTCGATACCGGTGTCTGGAACCGGCATGGCATGTCCAAGTAGCACCGGGCCTCCGCCAACGGCGCACCCTCCACCACTATGAGCGGACACCATTCTGGCCTTCCACGAAACACATCTGGTATGTCTTTGTGTTCTTTAGCCTTACGCTGCTTATCAATGGAGCAGCACGGGCAATCATAGCAGCTATCTGGCATATTTTTTATTTCTAACATTGCCCTCATATCTCTTCCTCCTCCGGCTTCCTACACCGCTCAAATTCTATCACCCATACCCAGGGATTATTATTCCAGCCATATGTACCAATGTCAGATTTTTTAATGGTGGAATCCCACAATCGCATGAATGCGGCTTTGTGCGCCATCCCGCTATTATCCGTCTCTACGGTAATGCCCTCTTTTTTAGCATCCCTATTAGTCAGATTATGCAGCCGCTCCGCTCGCACATCCGTCACCTTCAGCCAGATGCGGGCAGCCTCCTTTGGCATGTGGATGGATGGGTGCCAATCTGGACCAGTTTCCGCCATAGACTCATATATTTTTTCAAATTTCTCATTCGGAAGTGTCACACATATGCCGTTTTCCTGTTCATTTCCTGCCCTATAGATAATGAACACCTTTTTATCATCGTAATCGAGGTTTGCTATTCCCCAAGTTTCCCGGACATACAGGATATCTCCCAGTCTATAATAGGGTTCTTTTACTCTAAGCCCCGTTTTTTTGTCGAATAAACCAGGACCAAGACCGCACAAACCTGCATACATTGAGTCGTCTGTATCCTTAATTACTCTCCGCGTGACCGTCTTACGCCCTTCCAGGATTGCCCGAACCATATCGCCGTTAAATAATATCGGTCTTACCATGACCTGCTCCTTCCTCGCTAAATGTGCGCTAAAGAATCAATGGCCTCCATAGCCTCTCGCAGGCTATCAAACACCATACCGTCATACAAGATATCATTAATCCTGTACCCAAATTCATCACCATTGGATGTGTCGGCAATCCTCAATGCGCATATATCCATACCTTTGTATTCCATAATTTTTGCGTATCTATCATTCAGATGCTTCATTTCCCTTCCTCCTCTAAATACGTGCTCTCTTTAAAATTCCTTCTGGCGAATCGTCAAATGGTTCCTGATTTGGTTTCCACTGCACACCCTTACTCTCTGCCAATTTATCCAACATCTGAAATCGCTTCTGTGACTTCTCCCGAGCCGCATCGACCTCTTTTTGCTCTATCTCGTTTGATATCATCAACAGTTTATAAAGAGCATCCCGGAAGCGTTCAGGGTAAACAACTCGTTCGCTCCTTAATATGCGGTTAAGGCCCTGCTGTGTATATCCAATCATCTTACACAAGTCCGATACGCTCATATTAAATGTGTGTGCCAGCTCTTTCAATTTCATGGATTAATCCTTTCTATAATCTCGCTTTTACCGAAATTATTAATCAACTAAATACGTGTCTTAGCGACCATGCTTTGATGTTCCACCAACAATTCTCCCACAGCCTTTGCAAACTCCCGTTTAAGAACAGGCATGTTGTCAATCAGTTCGCCGTTGAATACTTTACGCTTAATCCCGGTCCGCTTCCTAAACTCTGCCTCATACTCCTCCAGTTTTACTCCATGTTTCTTCATCCTGGATTTCACAACGTTATATGTAGCACATCCAAAGTTTGTTGTGTCGCCTCTGGCTTCAATAAGCGGCTGAATAATTTCCCGTCGTGTCTTACCCTGCTCCACTTCGGCTGCCATCCGTCGCCGTTCCATTTCTTTGTGGCTGTCCTCCTCCAAATTGAAAAGTATAGGCTCAAATATAGACCTCAGCTTTTCATCCTCTGAGATAACCTCCAGGCAGGAGGCCCGTTCGGACCCTGTAGCGTATTTATAATCCTTAATGGCCTGCTCAGATACAAAACCATATACATCACGCATCTTTCTGTAAATGCGCGTCAGTACATTGTTAAAATCAGAATAAAGTTCTGGGTAGCTCTTTACCAACTTGTCTACCCTTCGGCGCATTTCAATCTTCCAGGCATACGCCTCAGACACTTGTGGTTTCTCATCTGCATTCTGCTTACCGCCTACATCCTCCAGCAGCCGTATAATCCTCTCCTGGTCGTTCTGTACTACTCGGAATTTTGCTTCCAGTACAGTAATGATGTCAGACCTTAATGTGGCTAACTGCTGCTCCACGTATGTTCTATCTACAAACAGTGCACTGGGTTTTCCCATAATCAATCATCTCCCTCTTATTCCTTCTATGAGCGCTTTCCGGTTCTGCTCTGCTATCAGTTCCCTGACGGATTCTTCCGGGAATGGCAGTTGGAAGGTACGTTCCTTGATTCTATTGGTTATCCTGTCATCATATCGCAAGTCCTGCAGGCTTAAATTGCTGGTGTACATTGTTATCAGCTTGTCCTGGTACCGGCCATTGATGATGCTGTAAAACCGTTCTCCTATCCAATCCTTTGGAAGCTCCGTTCCGAAATCATCTATCACTAATACCTGGACAGTGGATAACGCTCTTAGCAAGTCACTCTCGCTTCTGTCCTTATCATCCCATATAGCCTTAATCTCGTTGATAATCTGCATAGAGCCGGCAAACTTAACCTGCATCCTGTATGTACTGACCATCTCGTTTGCTATGCTTGCGGCCATCCGTGTCTTTCCCGACCCTTTAGTCCAGGAATACAAGTACAGTCCCATCCCGTCCTTCCGCATCCTTTCCAGGTTGTCCAGATAGTATTTAATTGCTGCTCCGGTGTTCCTGATTATCTTCTGGCTCTCATTCTTCCGGTATACCCCAAGGTCAAAGGAGCGTATGTCCAGGTTTTTAAATGCTTCTGGTATGTTCGCAAATTCAAGCTTTCTGTCTGCTATCTGTCGTTCTACCAGCCCGCAATCGCATCGGTATCCGCTTTCCCGGCCTTCGTCATCAAACCAGTATATCCAGCCAGTGCCGTGGCATATGGGGCAGACATCAGAATCCGGTAAATCCTTCTCCGGCTCCTTCGAGGTAGTCGTCGCTATATGTTTGCGTTCCTCCTGTATTCTGCTGACCATCTCCTGTAACGGGTCCACTGCCTCCACCTCCTGTATAATTAGAATCCAGATAATCCACATATCCACTATTAAAAAATGTACTTCCGTTCTGCGGCTTCCTCCAGGATGCATCCCGCTTAAGGTCATCCTTGTATCTTTCAATACACCTCTTAAGCTCATCCTCACCCACTTTCAGGAGCTTCTGCTTCTGGGTATCGGATACCTGTCCCTTCCCCTTCTTGTGTGGGTACAGCTTCCACAAGGTTTCAAACAAGGCAGATGCCTGCTGCTTCCTGTCGCCGGATGCACTATATATATTATCTTCTTTCTTTATTTCCTTCTTTCTTTCTTCTATTGTTGTCGTTCGTTTGTCGTTAGAATGTCGCTCGCCTGTCGCCTGGGTGTCGTCTTGCCTGTCGTCCGACTGGTACAAGTCATAGTTTGTTATTGTAAATACGCTATATTTGTTTGTCGCCTTGCTTGTCACTTCGCCTGTCGTTTTTAGATGGGAAATTCCTGTCCTAATCTCCCTTTCCGTAAGCCCTGTTTCGGATGCAAGGTTTTTGATGGATGATACAAAAGAGCCACGCGGGATAGTTGTACCCATAAATTTTCCATCCTTCCAGTTGGCCTTCAAGAGCATATGGATGAATAAAACCTTCGTGTTTATGTCCTGATACCATTCCCAGTCCAGGAACTTGCGGTAAAGCTTAATATGTCCATCCATCCTATCACCTGCTATCAATGTCTCGACCGGCTTCCCACTCCTTATACAATGCTATCCAATCCTCCAGGCGCATTGTAACCAGCCATGTGCCACGATTACGGCGGTGAAACACAGCTGGGTATATTTCCTCACCAAACGGTAATATCTCCGCCCCAGTGTCGTCTACAGCCTGCCTCATGGCATCCTCGATGTTAAGGCGCTCAACTCTTTTGCACTCAATATGTATGCCTGGAAGGCCCACCACATCCGCATCCCCGTTGGAGCCACAGTACTGTTGCCCCCTACGGCAGCTATATCCATGGTCCTTAAGGAGATTGGCAAGTTCCCGTTCACCACGCTTTCCTTTTTCACGCTGTGCTTTCCCCATCTACATGCCTCCCGTCCCGAACATACTTATCTGGCCTGGGATACCCTTGCTCCTTACCCCGCTCACGAACCTCCTAGCGCCCTTTGTAGCCGCCTTCATGGACTGTATCCTCCTGTCCTGCCTTGCAATCCAGGCAGCGGCTTCATGGCGCCCCTGGAGCGTTGAATCAGGTATGTAATATCCGTCACCATTGTCCAGGTTAATGATAACCTTACTGTATCTCATGGCCTCTATCGCCTCACGGATACGTCTATCCTTATATCCAGTTATCCGGCTGAGTTCCGCCCTACTTATGGCATTCTGTTTACCTACGCCCAGGGCATTGTATACAGCGCATTGGATAACATCAGAATTTTTTGTGTATCTCAATTCAATCCCTCCTTTCGGGCCGGGTAAAGGAGGTTTGATAGGTCCCGGCCCAGGGTCAGAAAGTATATCGTGACATATTAGCAATCTGACCAGTACTAATTTCTGTTGTATGTATCAGCCTATTGGCATTGATACTGATTTCAGTTTACTTTTTCAAAGATTCTTCGTATTCCTCGATGACCTTAAAAAATTCGCTTGCCTTTAACTCTTTAAATCCTGCTGGGTTGTCAAAATCACAATATGCTTTAAAACTTGCATACAATACATTGTTTATCATAAACAGTCTGCTGCTTGTCCGACCAAATACCCTAAATTCAAATGATAAAATAGGTTTGTGCGGTGATTTCAACCCTAGCGCCTTGCATTTATTAACCCATGCTTTTGCAGGTAAAGAATTTTTCTTAAACAAGCCCGGTGTATCCTTCTTAAAATACTTTCCAAACTTATCAATATCACCATCCGTTGGACAAATGTACAACCTCTCTGCCGATTGATAATATTCATGAGTTTCAAAACCTTGCTCCTTTGCGAACTCCACAAACGCAGTATTTACCTTTTCTGACATGGCCTTATAATCTATGTACTCTTTATAAATTGGACTGTCAGTCGTTACTATGTAATACTTTTCCATCTAATTCTCCTCAAACTTGATACCATATACCTTATATTTGCTCTCAAACTCTGTCATCCCTATGTTATGTGCTTCTGTATGGTGCTGCCGGCATAGACATATTTTGCGATAACCCGAATCATCAACTTTTCTTCGGTCATTCCCCATTCCGATTGTGTCTACATGGTGTATTTCGCCCTCTCGACCGCATATAGCACACTTCCTAAGCTTTAAACATGCATACAGGTAATGTCCTATATCATCGGTACGATTAAGGGCAAAATCCAGCAGCGGTATTCCCTGTTCCAGCGCATAATCCAGCATGGTATTAATAAATTCCCTGGCAGTATCCATGGAACAATCGGACAGGGAAAAATATCCGCATCCGGTCCGGTTGATATGTAAATACTTAAGCCATTCTTTCTCAACCTCCGGCACATTCCCGGAATAAGCCGATATGTCATTGACTGTGGCATAAATCTTTCGGCGCTGGTCTGAACTGATGTGTCTGCCATCGTCAAACCATATGCTGCAACTATTCATGTGCTTCTCAATAATCGGTTCCATGAGATTCTTCCCAGGAATAAATATCTGCAAATATGTTCCCTCAGGAACCAGCTTGTATGCTGTTATATCCGCTGACTCATGCATATAATCACCTCTTTAATTCCATGGAAGTCCACTATCCTGCATATCACTCGGAGGTTGTGTTGCTGACTCTTTATCTGGATTCCTTTTCAGCTTCTTTATTGTTTCATTCGCCTGAGAACTGGTCATATCATGGATATCAGTCAATCCATACTTCGATAGCACATTTTTAATTCCTATTCCTGTCCGTTTCAATTCCAAGAATATTTCATTGATATCGGATTCAGTAATCAAATCAGGATTATTCTGCTTGTTGTATTTAGTCCGGTCTGAATCCCAATAAACATCAGCGCCAATCCCAAGCTGCTTGCACGCTACCGATATAGCATCTGTGGTTGCCATCTTATAGCATTCGTCCGAAACGTATATGCCGGATTTCTCTTTTGATGCAAACATGCTACCGCCGTTTCCGGGAATTGGTTTAGACCACTCTCCATCAACCTTTATGTATAATTCGATATCTACAAAAGCTGCTATCTCATTGCCCGATGCTTCTAACCACTTTCGTGTAGGTATGTAGTACCACCCTATCCCACATGGACCGAACTGCTCAGTAAGGATTTTTATGCGCCACATAGGGTTGATATCGGTCATACCGCTGGTACGGCCTCCCTTAATGGTTTTCTTGGCGCTATCTGGGACAGAACGAACCTTTTCGTATAAATCAAGATTCTTCATCTTTGTTCTCCTTCATCAGCGTACCAATAATATAGTTAATAGCCATTTCCAGTTCCACCCTAACATTTTTTATTGTACAAAGGCTTTTTCTGTAGTTGAGATAAGATACCATTGCAGTACCATCAATCATCTTGTTTTCCAGATTCATGTTTTATAATCTCCTTATAATGCTGTTTATGATGTTCTCTGTCCTTCTCCCTACATTTGTCACATTCTTTCCATTGTTCAGGGTCAAGGAAACATCCGCAAGAATCACAACAGTAACTATACATCCTTTTCGTTCTCTATATTGTCATATGTTCTTCCCTCTAAAATTGACCTCATTACAACTTTTGATGCATACTGGTCTGAATCCATAAAAATTAATGCTGAATTTACGCGACCTTTAAGCTCTACAAGATTTTTATACTCGCTAATACTTATTTCAACTGTTCTTTCTTCCATCTTGCAAACCTCCATAATCTCTGATATAATCAGACTGAGTTATTTTTTGTATCCGGTCGTTTAGCTCTGTCAAGCTGACGACCTTTTTTATTGGCTTACCATATCCGGTGTACCGGCTGGCATTTACCATTTTCCCTGCCCGGTTGGTTCCGTTCCTCCTGCGACTCACAGCATCACCGCCAGACATATCAGTAACATCCCGCTTAATACCATCACCGCGGCGGTCAGCCCACGGATAATCATACGGTCCTTCTGCCGCTGTGTCAGATGTGTCCTGCCAACAGGCATGTATTCAAGCTGTTTCAACAAATTTCATCTCCTTCCCGGTCAATTGCAGAAGTATCTGTAATTTTTCTATTGTCAGTTTTTCAGGGTTGGCTTTACGCTCTCTAAACGAGCTTGTACAAAAACCCAAATACAAGGCCAGCTCATTATCATCAAAGTTATTTCTTATTTTGGCTTCTTCTATCAGTAGCCGGATGTTGTCCTTTTGCCATTCTGAAGGTTTCTTAGATTTCACGACCTCACTTCCTTTCGTTTATACATTCCAGGATAAATTATCTTCTACTATCTCTTTTACATCCACACCAAGAGCATTTGCCATGCGTCCGGCACACACAGGTGTAACTTCCCGCATATTTAAAATAACATTCATACGCGCTCGACTCACGCCATACCGTTTGGAAAGATTTGTTATAGTCAAAGAATTTCTAGCCAAAGCAATATCAATTTTATCTCTACTAAGTTTCATCTCTTACTACCTCCTATCAAATTTTAAAATACTGGTAAAGCGCTATTGCTATAATTATTAGTATCTCTGTAAAAACAGTGCAAACAACTCCTGCTAAAAATGGATTGATGTACATCGTTTATCTCCTTCTCTTTCTCTTAATTCCCCGGCTCTTGCCGTTCTTCTTAATCCTGGCTTTCTGTCCCATTCTCTAAGTCTCCTTGTGTTCCTGTGTTGATGTTGTTCAGTCCGGTGCCATCCTGGGAAACATAGTCATATGTACCCGCGGTATAAAGCCATGCAGCATTGGTGCCTATCAGCGCCGCCAGTGTTACCAAGAACGCTATAAACCAATGCTTTGCATTCCTCTTGCTCTGCTCGATTACCTCTACAGCAAAATACTGCTCCAGCCCTTCCCATGTTGGCTTGTCCTTCTGGTTTTCAATGTTCATAATTTTTTTCCTCCTGTGCTTGCGTAATACAGGAGAAAATGGTAAAATATTCCTGTATCCGCATTAGTCGTGTTAATGTGGTTACGGCTCCGGTTGGTGTGTCAGCACCGCCGGGGCATTTTAAAATCTAATCTTCCGTTTCTACGAGTTCTCCATCTTTAAGCATGTACCATGTATCTGCTTTGATGTTTACTCCATCAACAACTACTGCTTTCCAGCTGGAAATTTTACATCTATTTTGTTCTTCTTCTGCAATAACCAAAATTGAACCTAGCCCTCCTTTTGTTTTTACCCTATTTCCTCTTGCAACAGATAATCCATTTTCGCCTGTTGATGATTTTCCCCGACTTGTTGCTGCTCCGTAGTCCCCGGCTGTTGCTGCTCCGTAGTCCCCGGCTGTTGCT